TGTAGGAACATGAAACTTATCTCCTTCTATTAGAAGGATTTTATCAGCAACCTCTGGATTATCTTTATAAGAAAAGATAACTTCTATTGCACCACTCTGGACATAAAATACTTCATCCTTTATCTTATGATAGTGCCATGAACACTTCTTACCCTGAGCGATGAATAGTATCTTACCACAATATAGTGGACAATTGACAATCCACTTCTCATATCCCCATCCTTTTGGTACAAACTTAATTAGATCGTTTGCACCTTTCGATGATATCTGTTGAGGAATACCCTTCCCTCCTGTCAAGAAATCTGACATCTTCACAATGTTGTCGTCCGACGACATCCCCATTTCTCCAATCTCCGCCTAGTAACATGATATCGGGTTTGAACATCTCAATCAAGTTTTCTAATCCCTGACGATTGTCAAACCCTATTACTAAGTCTATGTATCTAATAGACTCTAACATGATTTTACGATCTGAGAATGTATTGATAGGTCTCAGATCTCCTTTACTTCTCTTGACTTTATCATCAGAATCGAGACCAACAATAACTCTCCCTTCAGTCCCACCAAGGGATCTGGCTACTGAGAATAACTCAATGTGAGCAGGAGTAAGAATGTCATAACATCCATTTAACCAAATAGTTTTAGTCTGGGACACTAGTTCCTCTTTTAGATACTACCTTACTTGCCTGTCTATTGGCATACTTGATAGAACTTACAATCTTCTTATCCTGTGAGTATCTTACCACAAGTGCTGCTAAGAAGGTATCTCCAGCACCACTAACGTCTAGTGTTTCTACCTTATCTTTCACAGGGAACAGGTCACCATTCCAAAATACACCATCACTACCACAGGTTTGAATCACCTTTTCACCCAAGTGTTCGACCATAATACAACTTCTTTCAGCTTCGAAGTTATTGATCTTGATATACTTAGCATCAAATGCCCAAGTGTCCAACTCCTTTTTCGTGTCAAGAAAAACGGAACTATGGCGAGAACAAATCCACTCAATATCATCCCAGTAAATAAATCCCTTATCATAATCTGAAATGATGACATACTCATAGTCCTCTAACTTTAATTCAAATACATCAACCCTATCAATAAACTGCGGGGTATCAACACGACTAAACATGTGATTACTTTTCTGGTCCACAAATCTATTCTTTGTGACACTCTTCCAATTATTATTGGTAACAATGTCTACTTTCTTTCTTGGCATCATGTGACACACATTCCGGTAGACATTCATAGCCATACCGGGCATCTCTTCTACATGATCTACCTCAAGAACAGGAACAGGTTTTTCAGGTGACAATCTTTTGACATCACAATAGGTGTAGATGTCTTTACAACTATCACCAATGATTAAAATCTTCTTCATGATAGTTTGTCATACCAGTATCGTAACAGATCCATCAGAGTTGTGTCAATATTATACTCCTCTTCAAATCCTGTCATCTCTACAAGGTTAGTAGAGTCGCCATGTTGATAGTGAATCTCATGTGGTCTCCAGAATGGTTGATGGATCTTCTGTTTTACATCCTTTAGACCAGATAGTTCAATCAACTTATCAGTAAAATACTGCATCTGTCGAGGAGTATCACCACACACATTGAAAATTTGATCCTTCACTTCAGGATTAATCATAGCCAAGTAGTATGCTCTTACTGTATCCCTCACATCCATCACCACACGGGTTGTAGAGAGGTTTCCAATCAATAGAGTTGGTTCTTGATACCCTCTCATCATCCTTGCAATCTGATAAGCATCAGAGGAGATAGAGAAGATACGACCACGACGTGGACCAGTGTGTGAGAACGCACGAGTGATGAAACCTTTCATGAATCCATTTGCAAATCTCTCTTGGAGATAAACATCAGTCGCTGCCTTAGAAGCACCATAAGGATTAGAAGGAAGAATAGTATCATCCCAACGAATCTTACGACCATCGGATCCAACGTTCCCATAAACTTCAGATGTAGAACAGAACATCACCTTACAGTTATCCTGGAAGTCTTGAATGACTTGGAACAGGTTAGCACTACCCATCACATTAGTATCCATAGTTCCGATAGGATCACGGAAACTTGTAGGTGGGTGTGATTGAGCTGCAAGGTGGAAGACACCATCGAACTGAGTATCTTTAAAGATAGTAACGAGTGAACGATAGTTTGTCAGTTCTCCATATAAAAATGTGATATCTTCATACACATCATCAGGAACAACATCACGAATGTCACTCTCCATTCCGTTGGTCCTACGAATAAGACCATAAACCTCATGACCTCGTGCATGAAGAAGGTTTGCTAGGTGTGGACCAGCAAACCCAGTGATACCTGTGATTAAAAATTTCATATTACTTGATAGTCAATGTTGTCAAAGATGAAGAGGTTTCCTTTATTCACATGGTAATTATACCACGATTCCTCCATAATGCAAATACTGTTTAGAGATTTGTTATGTTCCTTTGCTGCAGAGGACATGTGACTGGCTCCACTACTGAGAGCAACCAGACCAGAACAACTACAAATGATGTCATAGTAGTCAAAGATATTATTGATAACCAGTTTCTCTAAGTTCATGTCATACTGATTGTACTTCCCATCATCACCACTCAGGTCTTCAGAGAATGTTACCTCAACAAACTTCATATCAGAATATTCACTCTGAAGTTGTTTCAGTTTATTGATTAACTTCCCCATATCATAATCAATACTTATACATGTGAAGTCAACCAGATAGACATCACTATATTCTGAAGATACTTTGGGTTTGTAGTATATCTTTGGATACTTATTAGTTGGTTCTAACCCATGAAGCTTCTCCCAGTTTGCAATACAGGTTCCAGCTACATTGGAATATTCAATCTCTGGAATATCACCTGCATTCCATTCACCTTCTTTGATACCTTTGATATAAGGATTGTGTTTCCAAATCAATTCATAGATACCTTCGTTTCTGAAAGATGAACCATCCTTCAGATATGTTTCTCTGCCTTGTTGTTTGTAGAACTCTTCAGGTAATGTGGAGAATTGAATATTATCACCCAACCCTCCATGCCATGCTGCTAGGATTACATCACTCATCAGTGTACTCAAATACAATTTTCCTTGTCTTCTTGCCGTTATAATCCCAACAGGTAAGATAAGTTACTTCAGCTTCAAGACATTGAACCAGATTACTGATGTTCAATTCTGTGATGATTTTACCTGTTTCTTTGTCTAGTCGTTTCATGATTCGCTAATCTTTATCATAATTTTACCAGCACTTCCACTCCTCAACAAATCAAAAGCTTCATTGATTTCATCGAGTGTAAATGTATGAGTATGTATGGTCTCATAATCCAATAAACCTTTGAGGGCAAGTTTAATATAACGAGGGATATCCTTCTCAGGATCAGTCCCACCACCTCTTATGGCACGAATAGACTTACCATCACCATCAAACATGGATACAACATTAGGAAGACATACAAGACGGTCTGGTGCAGGTTGTCCAGTTAGGATCAATCTTCCACCAGGTTTCAATCTTTCAAAAGCTGCAGAGATAACATCAGGAATACCAGTTGTGTCGATAATAATATCACATTTATTTGGAAGATATTGAATATCATACACAAAACAGTCTGCTCCTAGTTGTGAAGCTAGATCAAACATGCTTTGGTTTATATCCACACCATAAATGGGTGATGCATTCTTCATCTTGGCTGCTTGGATAAGGTTCAACCCTACACCACCACAACCAAGAATAGCAACAGACTCACCGAACTTCAGTTCACATTCATTGTCAACAATACCCAGAGCAGTGGTGAGACTACAACCAAGCATAGCAGCGAGAACCGAAGGGGTTTTGAGATCAATCTTAGTAACACGATTTTCAGATACGATAGAGAACTCACTTAGGGTAGTAATCTTTCCACTAGAGATAGTCTTACCATCCAAAGTATATGAAGGGGAAGATGATTCTATACCAGAACCAAGGTGACAATGCATAACAACTTTGTCTCCAGGTCTTACGGTAGTGACACCAATACCCACACCCTCAACGATACCACAACCCTCATGACCTATCAAGTGTGGTAGAAACTTTTCGTTACCTTCATGACCTTTAATCTGACGAAGTTGTGCTCCACATAATCCACTTACCAATACTTTTACTAATACCTGACCGAACTTAAGTTCAGTTAATCCTACTTCTCTAAGTGCAAGAGGTTGATTTAGTTCTTCAAGAACAACAGCTTTCATTTCTCTTCCTCAGAATAATTTTATCACTCATAATCCGTCATCAATACTCCATCTAAGTGATCGATCTCATGTTGAACTATACGAGCTTCAAGTGATTTTAGTTTCCACCTTTTATATTTACCACTCAAATCTTGAAATGATATTGAGATTTTACTGGGTCTGATAAGTTCAATATGTTTACCAGGAATACTCAAACATCCTTCCTCAATATTGACAGTGTGATCCGAATACCATTTGATAGCCGGATTAATCATCTCTTGTATGTCACCATACTGAAGTTTAACTACAATGACTCTGATATTTCTACCAACTTGAGGTGCAGCTAAACCTATACCATTAGCATCGATCATTGTTTCTTTCATAGATCCAATGAACTCTCTAACTTCATCATCTAAAATGACAGAACAAGATATCTTTTTCAGTATCTCATCACCATCATGTAGGATGTCTAAAATCATACAACTTGTCTAGAATCGATATCTGACGGAGAGCTATAGATTGCATCTAAACTATAATCATAGTCTGGCAAAAGATGAACCAAATCATCACGAACAAAATATGCATTACCTGTATGGATCACACACTTATATCCAATAGTCTCTCCTAGTTCTGCTACAGACTTTAGAGAACAACCAGCGTTACGAGAAACAAAGTCTTGGTCTGGTGTGTATCCACTACTGGTTTCTACAATACAAACCTTAGGACGATACTTCTTGATACTACCAAACACATAATAGTCAAATGAATCAATGTCAATAGACATCAAAGCAAAGTTATCATCGTTCAACTTCACCATAGATCGATCAAGAATGTTATCAATACTATCATCACCAGACTCCTGCACCATGTTCTTGATACAGGTTACATCAAACCCCTTTGTGTTACCTACAAGTTGATTAAATCTACTCTCTAGACCTTCAATTAAAATAGCTGAGAAGTCTTTGGTGAACCAGAAGTATGCAGTATTGCTATTGTCAAATCCATCCCATGCACCAAACTCACACACCACACCATCATTGATATTGAGATCTTTGAATAGTTGTTCTGTGATACCATCCTCACCATTGGCAGAATAGTAGTTCTTAGCAAATTGAAAATAGCTCATTGGAGAATCAAACTCTTGGGTTCAGGTGTTACCAGTTTACTACCGTAGATAGAATCATACTTCTCTCTGATAGAATGTTCTACCTCACCAACATACACAATATGTGTACGAGAAACTTCGAGTTCTGGTTTCTCTCTACTAACCACAGTAGCCCAAGGCGTAAACCCAATGTTCTGTGCCTGTGGAATCACAACCAGTCCATTTCTTACAGTTACAGT